TGATCAGAAAGCTGATCCAGTATGTATTCCAGATAATCTTTACTCGATGCCATTCTTTATCACCTTCTCAAACCGAAACATCCCATCCGGGAACTGGTCGTCACTTTGCTCTGTCATATCATGATCATTCGGATCAGGATGGTTGCTGTTAAAAAACTCCACGATGTGAAAGCCGCAACGATTGACGTAAAAATGAATATTCCGCGTTTCAAAGTATGGTGTTACGGTCTCCCAGATTTTTACTTCCGGATGGAGTTTTACAACCTCACACCATGCTGCGTACCCGATACCTTTGCTGTGCGCTTTGGGTGAAACAAACAGCAGGTCAAGATCTCCGTGTTCTCCGTTTACTTTTATGACCACGCCTCCGACCGGCTTTCCGTCCTGCATGATCCTGTATGCTTCACCGCTGTCAATGGACGACCGGATCGTATCACGGGAAATGATCTCACCTTCTTCTTCAAAGTGGTCATCCCTGCATCCGAATTCTTCCAATGCGCCATAATTGAACGCTTCCTGATTGTCTTTTATGAATTGCTCTTTATCAGAAGAAGCAAGTGGTCTTAATTCAATCATTTTACCTCTACTCACTCTTTAGTGATTGTTTTGCTGTTAGCAATATATACACCCGCGATAATCAACATCACGCCTATGACCTGAAATAACGTAAATGGTTCCCTTAATATCAGCACTCCGGCAACGATGGAAACTACTGTTGCAATTCCAATAAATGAGGATGTTCTGTTTACACCTATCTTAGCGATAGCGACATTTGACAGGAAGAACGCCAGAACAGAGCATCCAATCCCCTGATATAAGCAAGCGATCAGAAAACTGCTGTTAGTGAACGGGAGTTTAACAAGGCCTGCCACATCCCCCGAAGATATGCTCTCAATCAGAGCCATGATCACAAAAAGAATTGCTCCTGAAAAGAGCATCACGAGTGTAATCTCTTCACCAGTATACCCTTCTGCCTTTTCCACAAAGACGCTGTACAGTGCATAGGAAATCACTGCGATTAACAACGCAGCATATCCAATTATAGACAGGCTTGAACTAACTCCAACGGCAAATACTGTTATGAGCACTCCTGCAAGCGTAGTCAGGATTCCTATGACCTGTATCCTCAAAGGCTTCTTTTTAAGGATCAAGGATGAAGCGATCAATGACATTACAGGGATACAGGCAAGGAATGCTCCGCTTTCGGATGCAGTTGTGTTGCTGATACCAAAGGTTTCTCCCGTAAAATAAATGACGGGACTAAACAGTGCCACGGCAAATAATGGACGCAAACTCTTACCTTTAAGCTCAATCTTAATAACGCCCACGAGAGCACATATCCCCATCACAATGATTGCAATGAAAAACCTCCATCCAAGCAATGATAATTCGCTGGCATGAGCTGTTGCATTTTTCGTAAACAAATAGCTGAATCCAAATAATGTCTCACAGGCGATTGCGCAGAGGCAACCGATCCTGACGTCATTAGCATTTTTCATTATTCACCTTCACTACACCGAATTATACCTCTGACATCTAAATGCCCGTCTCAACCCCCGACATCTAAACAGCCTACTCAACCCTACCATTTCTGACATCTAAATGGCGCACTCAACCCCCGACATCTAAATGGCCTACTCAACCCTCCGTCAAAATGGTCTGTAGATAAGTTCCCGACGAGTGTTTTTCGAGCAGACTGAGTATGCAACATTGATAAGTCAAAATCGACAAACCGCTTGTTTTCAAGCCTTTCAGCGCCTCTTATGTGTTTGCTTTAGACATCAAGACTACCGTCTCGACGTCGTTTTCGTTGAGCAACACCTTGCCACCTGCTTCAGCGTCATAATCTACGCGGAATTTAAATCTGATTCGCTTCAGGATGCTTCCATTTTCCTGTCTTTCAGGAAACAGGTCAATCCTTTCAATAAGTGTATATAAAAACTCTTTTCTCTCCAAGTCGGTCATTTCTTCAAACATTTCATCGAATTGGAGAAGAACCTTGCAGAGCTGCTTTGATGTCAGGTTCTCATCATAGGCTCCGGATATCTTATCGGTCACATCATCGATCTTTTCTTCCAGATCAGCGATCCTGTCGTAAAGCGTATCAAGACGATCCTGCATATCCTGATACTTTCGATCGTAATGCCTGTCCGTAACATCCAACCGGTCCAGCTGCTGATTCAGCTTATCCTTCGCCCCGGTCGCCTGGATCAACTGAGTTCTTAATCCATCACGCTCGGCTTCAAAGCTTGATACATCCACCTTCTCATCCAGCTTCCCTCTGATGAAGGCTTCAAACTGTTCATCGTTCACCATGTCATGGATAACACCTATTATTTCGGCGTCCGTGTCAATCTGGTTTAGAGAAGGTTTGAAATCACATTTCTTACCAGTACTTTCAATTCGCTTTCGGTGTAAACATCGATAGTAGAATGTGGAATTCACCTTACCGCTTGGATACTTCTTTCGTCGAACTGTTCCGGCAAGAGAAGCCCCACAGATCGGGCATTTAAGGATACCTGCCAGAAGATGCTCGTGATCCAGATCATGAATCTTATTCCATTTGACCCCGGTCTCTTTTCGCTTCTCACGCGCTTTGTTCCAAGTATCTTCATCTATGATAGCATCATGTCTTCCATCAGCGACAAGATAATCATCCTGCTTAACTCTTCGATATTGATCTCTGGTTCCTTTGACTTTTTCTGTGGCACTCTTACCATATACGATCTTACCCACATAAACTGGATTATCAAGTATCTTCATGATATGGCCGCGAGTGAAATAACTCACTTCAAAGTCACGGCTCGTATTTTTAGTATAACCATGATCATTCAGATAATTGCTGATTGAGTCTGCGCCCATATCAGAATTGATGAATTTATCGAAGATTACCTTAACGATCTCAGCTTCTTTCGGATCAACAACCAGTTCGCCTTTTTCTTTATCCAGGCGATATCCAAACGGAGCCAAGCCTCCGTTCCACTTACCCTCTCTGGCCTTCTGCTTCCGGCCTTCCATTGTCTGAACAAGAATGTTCTCACGTTCGATCTCTGCAACAGCTGAGAGAACGGTGATGGTAAGCTTACCGGAATCCTTGGAAGAATCGATACCATCCTCAACGCAGATCAGATTCACCCCATAATCCTGAATATACTGAAGTGAGTTCAATACATCCGCAGCATTTCTTCCAAATCGAGAAAGCTTAAATACCAGTATGTAGGATACTCCGTCTCTGTCATCAGCTATATCCCGAAGCATCTGCGTAAACTCAGGACGACCGGTTATATTCTTTCCGGATCTTCCGGCATCGCAATACTCCCTTACGACCTCCATTCCCTGATAATCAGCAAACTTGTTAAGTCGCTCTCTCTGAGCTTCCAGACTGTATCCTTCCACCTGCATGGAAGTGGAGACGCGGATATATATGTAGCATTTCTGCTGCTTCTTTTTCTTCTTTTCTGTCATACCGCATCCTCCCTGTACTCGACATCCTGCTCCATCAAATCATAGAACTTCAGTGCCTCCATGATCAGCAGTTCTTTTTCTTTCGTGCACTTCGGCACATGGTTCTTATTCTTCTCTGGTTTATTATAGGCTTTTCCGATCTCCAGTCCGTACTTTCTCTTGATTTGTGCAATATAGAGAGTAGGAACCTTTACATCATGCTTTTCCAGAATATAGGCCTTGATAGCAGCATAGGTTCCTTTACGGACAATTACTTTCTGACTGCCATCAGCCTGCTTCTTCATGATGATATTTCCCTTACCCGGCAACTCAATATCAATATCCGTACAATCCAGTCTGAAGGATACCATATCCTCAGGTTTTGTATTCTTTGCCAACGGTTTACCGTCAAATACCATCGGAAATTTGAAGGATATGCTTTTTATAATCTTGCCATCTGTTCTATCTTCCGAAAAGAGCTCAATATCATCTACAAATGCCTGGAACATTTCCTTCCGCTCTTCCTCTGACATTTCCTCGTACATCAGAGGCAGGTTCTCCATAAATGTCATAATCTGAACTGTAGAATCCGCCTTTTGTTTCAGTGCCTCCAGCTTTTTCTTGGTTGAGATAACATCCATTTCCAGATCACCAATTCGATCATATATGCTGTCGAGCTTATCAGATGTCTCTTCATATTTCCTGTCATAATCCTTACCAAGAGGATTCAGTCCATCAAGCTTTTCTCCAAGCCGGTCTTTGGTCAGCTCCGCTTCCCTAAGTTCCTTACGGAGATCCTGGAGCCGCTTTTCTGTCTTTTCAAGATTCCCTTGATGACCCAAGGCCGCCTGCAAAGCATCTTGAAATTCCCTATATGTCTGAAGCTTTTGCAGGATCTTCATCACCAAACCATCTATGATTTCCTGATTTAAGCTCTGATCGAATGGACATGTTTTCCCATTCTGTCTTGTATTGTATCGGCACTTATAATAATAAATCGGCTTATAGTATCCATCACCTTTCAGGTTCTTCGTTCTGCTAATCATCCCGGTGAGTCCCTTACCGCAGATCGGACATTTCACAATTCCTGAAAGCAGGTGCACATGACCACCATCATCTACCCTTTTGTATCGTCCGGCGATTTTAGTTCTCTTTGCATGAACGCTATCCCATACTTCAGGCGAAACAATAATCTCGTGCTTACCCTCAGCCATGATGATATTATCCTCATCCTGCTTTATGGTCTTTCCATCCCTGTCCTTCTTATTGGTTCTTCTGTTGTAATAAACTCTTCCACAATAAAATGGATTATCCAGTACTCTTGAAACAAATTCATAAGTGAATGGTTTCTGCTCTCCTTTTCCAGAGATACGAACCAGATTGCTTTTATTCAACTCATACGCTACCGCAGAAGCTGACATGTTTTCTTGCTGATATAACTCATATATCATTCGGATTACTTCTGCTTCTGGTGGAACCAGAACCAGCTCATGATTGACATTCTTATAGCCATAGGGAACTGCACCACCAGTCCACCCACCTTCCAGAACCTTCTGCATTTTACCGGCCATGAACTGAACGGTAATATTTTCTCTCTCCATCTCAGCGACAGCAGAAAGAATTGCAAGCGTCAGCCTTCCCCCCTGAGTGGAGGAATCGATGGCTTCCTCTACACTCACCAAATCAATGCCAAAGTCTTCGAGAAGCTGCAGTGATTTCAAGATATCTGCAGCATTCCTGCCGAATCGAGATAATTTGAATACCAGGACAAAAGCAATATCGTCCTTCTGACTCTTAATATCCGTCATCATCTGTCGAAATGCCGGACGTCCCTTGATGTTCTTCCCGGATTTACCAGCATCACAGTAGTTTCCGACAATCTCCAGCTCTCTGTATTCAGCATATGCCTTAAGGCTTTCTTCCTGTGCATCAAGACTATACCCTTCGATCTGAGCGGCGGTGGAGACTCTTGTATAGATATAGCATTTCTTCAACGATCTCCGCCTCCTTTCTTTGGGTGTTGCTCTTTGTCACACAGTTATTCCTTGTTTGATACTATACCACGATATCGACAGATTTTCAATACAGTTTTCAAATGAAAAACCGGCAATAGGAATCCTCCCACTGCCGATTTCTCACCACGCTTGAATATGATTTACTCTGCAACTGTATCTTCTGATTCTTTGTTTGCTTCCAACCGTTCTTTCTCTTCTATCTTAGCAAGAACCTTTTTACCGTACTTTTGTATCATACGCGCCATGAACTCAGCAGCGATAATCATATTCTGTCTTGATTTTTCATCATCTTCGGGCATACATACTTCAATGCCGTTCTTCATGAAAGTTGTCATTCGTGGCACCTCCGGGAATCAAAGTGAGGTTCTTCCCTCCTATCTTCCTAAGCGCCTTTGGGAATTATTTTTCCGGTCAGAAGGCAAAAAAAATAACGGCCAGCAGAGAACTCAGTCTCCACCAGCCGTCATTCTTAAATCCTACGGACGAAATCCAACGAGATCCATCCGATTCCGCTCTTCAGCCTGCCCCATCCGGCAGAGCTGCCTTTTCCACTTCGGACTTCTAAGATCGTGTATACTCCGATCGGGATAAACTGAACCCTGTCATAATCGGTTCCCGGACCCTTCCTGATATTCAGATCAGAGATGCTGACCTTCACCAGAAACGACACCTTCACTGCAGGCTCCGCCGCCTTCGGCTCATACACCACCTTGCCGTCAGCGTCGAATACCTTGTATCCCGGATTCTGATCCGCGCACTTCTTCGCATTGTCCAGAATCTTATAGGCTCCCTTCTGGCTCTTGGCATCCGTCCAGGACTTCCTGACACGATACCAGCGGATAACTTCTCCGCCGGATTCCTTCGTGTCATACTGAGTCAGATTCCACTTCTCGATGATGGAGCAAAGCTTCTCCACATAGGTCAGGCTTGTAGCATACCCGCCATCCTTGATAATCTGGACTGCCTTCTTATAATCCGTGCATCCCTTCAGCCCGTCATATCTCAGCTTCTTTCCGTTCATCGCCCCAAGCAGATAAGCGGAATGGTCGGCAATGGAATCCTCAATGCAGGAATACTTGCGGAAATCCGCCGTGATCGTCTCATAGCTTCCGTCCGTGTGCTGTTCCTGTGTCTTCTTTGTGTACTTGCTCTTGCCATCCCAACTGGATCCGTTCCAAGCATTACCGGACAGGCTGCATTTCATCCCGAAGATATTATTGGCATTCTGAGCCAGCTCACTCTTTCCATACCCGGATTCCAGAATGAACTGAGCCAAAGATACCGATGCCAGGATGCCGCTTTTCTCCTGATCAGCCGTGAACAAAGCACCGACATTCTTAATCGCATCCGCCTCAGACAGATTCTTCAGAACGGAGGCCTGCATTCCCTTTGCAGCCGAACCACCTCCGGAATCAGAAGATCCCTGCAGAGCCTTCGTCACCTTCTCTGCCAAATCTCCCATCCTTGCGTACATCCAGTTTCCAGGGCAGGACTTATTCGCGAACCACCGATGAACCGTCAGTATCATCTCGCCGCTCTTCGGAGAATAATTCAGCGTCTTGTCCTTGTCCCCGAACCAGATCAGCTTGTTCTTCCCGTTACGCTTGCAGATATCGATGCAAAGCTCGATCAGCTTCTTATACACCACATCCCTGAAAGTATACGGCTCCGTAGCATCGGAAGCACACTCGATTGTGATCGCCCTCTGGTCGTTGGCATTACTGGAAGAACACCAGGAACGGTTCTTTTCCTCAACATACATCCCGACACGCCCATCCTTGTCGATGCCGTAATTACTGGATGCCTGTGTG